CACATTCAGCACTTAAATGAGATAGTTTCTGAGAACTTTGAGTTAAGTAAACAGGCTGGAACACCTATTTTATAAAAAATATAAAAAAAGTTACAAAAAAGGTTGACATCCCTTTTCCACTATGTTAGTATGGTCACCATAACTAATATAAATCGATACAAATCTAATACAAATCCCAAAACCTGATACAAAATCTAAAGATATTAAGGCTAATAATGATTCTAATAAGGCAATACATAGTGGAACTGTTAGTCGGGCTGCCGACTCGGGATTGAGGGCGTATATTATACATACGTTCGGACAAGTTGGGTGAACTCCGACACTGCTTCTCGTTAACCACAAGAACTGTTTGTATCGAAACATTCGTTACTCTAAAGGTAATTGAATGACTAGTATTTACCGTACAGAAATGTACAAACCGCAGGTAGGTTTCTAAAACACTACCAACTTTGATGATATTTTATTCTATGTGGATTATTCAAAGTGCCGTTGGGTCGAAAGACGCAATACTAAGTTACGAGGGAATCGCCAACCGACCTCGCCATTGCTAGTGGCTAACTTAGACATAGAATCTGATGAACTTATCAAGTATCTCAGCAGTTGCCCTGTGGATGGGCAATTGTGTCTTCCAAACTATCAAGCAGTTATAATCATGGATATAATATTGATATATAATTATATGGAAGAAATAAATATCGATGAAATCTTCTTTGAGTGAAACGAAAAGAAATTTCTGAAGATATTAGGTCTTTAGACCTATTAAGATATAAACAATGAGATAGCAATGAGTGATTGGACATACAATAATAAAGTTGTAAATGATTTACCTGATAATGTTGAGGGATTTGTATATTTGATTACGAATCTTACAAATGACCGAAAATACATAGGTAAGAAGTTAGCAAGATTTAAAACCACTAAACCACCTCTTAAGGGACGTAAGAACAAAAGACGTGGTTATAAAGAAAGTGATTGGAGAACCTATTGGGGTTCGTCTGACCATTTGAATGCGGACGTAAAAAAATTAGGTCCCGATAAATTTTCACGTGAAATTCTACACTATTGCCCGAGTCGTGGTGCATTAAGTTATGTAGAAGCCAAAGAACAGTTTGACCGTAGAGTGCTTGAAACGGATGAGTACTATAATGGTATTATCAATGTACGAGTAGGAAGTTCAAAGATTCTTACTGAGTATCTAAACAGCGTTAAAGAAAAAATATAGGCGCTAATATCCACTGATATATTCCTATTACATCAATACATAAGAAAAATATATTTTGTACTATTAAAGGTTTATCTTTTAATATCGCAAAAACGTATATTGCAATCAGATGTCCCGAAGCAAATAATGGAAATGCATATTTAGATTGTGGTAGATTCAAAGATATGAGTGTTCCAGCACATACAAACATAAGTGTAGCGAGCCACTTTGTGCGTTCTATTGATTTCGGTGACATGATGGGCTCCTCTAAGATACAAGTATTTAGGTAAAAGAAAAACCCAACATCATTTCTGACATTGGGTTTCCCGCCTTACATTTCCTTTTTGTGCTTTTTAGAGTGGTACGTTAAGGTCTAACCCACCCAACCCCTTTGGGCTGAAGCAACAAGTAGTCTATGTCGATGAGAGAGGTTTAGAGGAGACATAGGCACCTGTTGATTAATATATAGTAACACAAGCACGAATCAATGTCAAGCGTTTTTTGATGTTTTTTTAATATTTTTTTTATATTGAATAGGTCCTTGCTCTGGAGAGATATAATCTTTAAACTCTTCTAATGCCTGGTTGTATGTTCGGTCAAATATGCTAAATTTTAATACATGTCTTTCTTCTTGCCAAGAGATAATGCTATGTCTTTGTGTTACATCCAATAACGCACAATGGTAAGTAAAATCGCCCCAATCTTCGAAATTTACTGGTGCATTATCTTCTGATATTAAAATATTTATACAACAAAGTGTATCTATATCTGCATGTGGAGGCACACTATGATACGCATGTTGTTTATAAAATTTAGCCTTTCCTTTTATTAATTCGTTAATTTTAGACACAAATGGCATTTCGTAAGTATCATCAACTTTCGCTTGTTCCCAGTGTGGCGCATGTTTAAAGAACCCCTCCTTTATCGAAGAGTCTGAAAATGGAATAAACGTTGCGTTATTCATATCTTCTTTTAACCCATCTCTATCAATAAGATGCTCTAAATTAAGAAATGTTATTGGACGTATCATATGTGTACATATGCTCTATAAAGACTTCTTGTTCCTGACACATTCTTGTTTGGAGTTCGTCTATGTAACGTTGCAATGTTGTTTGATATCACAACTCTACCAGATATCCACTCTATTTCTTGTATTTCGTTTTTAAAGACTGCTTCTTCTAATGATTCGTTTCTATATGATGACATTGGACACCATCTAGTGTAATAACCTATATCATCTTGTAGAATGATTGGTCTTTTACCTTTGTAAATCTTTTTTAAATAATACCTTTTATGTGATTCTTTTTCAAATCTATAAAACAATCCATCATCTATTGCTTCTTTGAATTCATAACCCTCTACGACATCAATGTGCTTTAGAGCCTCTTCTTCTGATATTCTTGTAGAAACATACTGTGTAGATGGACATTCTTCTTCAGCATGTGAACACCATAATGCTTGATACTGTGGTTGGTGTTCTATTTGTAAACCATCTTGGTGCCAAATTTGTTCAGTGACTTCTTTAGTCTCTTTACTTGTAATGACTGGCAAGTCTATATCTCTGTTAACTGTTCCATACTTTTCTAATTCTTTTATAAAATCTTCTTTTGTATGAATGTTATCTATGATTTCAATATCTCGCATACTTCTTGTTCAACTCCATTTATATCTCTATAACCCTCTAATCTGTTATAGTGCCAATTCTCTGGCAAATATTTCTTTGCATATTCAATAGTTAAGTCCATGGTTTTTCCTGGACGTTTGTATAATTCTGTTGACCAAAATAACTTATTATACCCCATTTTATCTGCCATTTCAATCTGATAAGGTGCTAGATACTTCCACGGATAGCGAATTCTATCACCTCTTATTTTATATTGTCTAAACTTTGGTGCTATATAACAACGTGAATTGACCCTTGGTGTATTGTCTTCCCAATCGCCAAAAGGCTCGGGCCACAATGGTTTACGTTGTAATCCACTGAACCCAACTATATCATCATTATACATCAACATACAGAAACATATCATTTCTTGTAACTTTATATTTTCTAATGTATAATTGTCTTTTAGTTTATCGTTACCACCTGCTATGTCATCAAGTAACCATTGAGGTGGTGCTTCTTCTATTATCTTAAACACTTTTCAATTATAATTCCTGATATATCATACTTACTTAATTTTATCTGTTTACTATTACTATGATGAACATCGTGTGGTCCTTCTCCGCCAGATAAAAGATTTATAAATCTATTAGTGACTGGCTTTCCATCTTTGTGACCTAGTGAGTTGAATATTCCATAACTCAACCATCCAAATATGAAAGGAGAAACTACAAATATAAGAAAGAATTCTGATGATATCAGTAGAGAAATTATTCCTGTAATTCCCCATATCTTTTTCCAATGCTTATGAAAAAACATAACTCTTTTGTTTGTGTACAAATCTCTAACGTATGTTATAGGAATTTCTTTCACTTTCCAAGTACTGAATAGTACATTAAAAAATCCTATATGTAATGGACTATGTGGGTCTTTTTTAGTGTCAGAATATCTATGGTGAATTCTATGTGCGCCAATCCATCCTAGTGGACTACGTGAACCTGCTAACAACGATAAAAATAAAACCAATGTCTCCCAAAACGAAGAAAGATATTTAAATTTAAACTGGTTGTGTGCAAAATATCTATGCAATCCAATAGATAGACCAATTACGCTGATGAATTGGTACCAAATAAATCCTAGCAATATAATAACAAATATACTCATATCTGTATTTATGACTGACTATTTTACGCCAGATAATGCAAATCTGTTAAAGACGTTAAGTTCTAATGTGTTTTCGTATGATATTTTGCTGAGAGGATATTTACTTTTAAAGTCATCTAGTGACTTGCAATTGTTTATATGGTCTTCGATTACCAGATTGTTGCTTTGTATAACAAGTTGAGTTCCTGGTTTAATTCTCTTGTACCAATCGGTAGTCATGTGTTCACAACTTAGATTGATAATAGTATCAAACTCGTTGATTGCTTCGAATTCATCGATGTTTATAGATTCGTGACCTAGATAGTTTTTGAATGTGTAATTGAAGCGACCACTAACTTCTTTACATCTTGTGTCCATATCAACTTCATAGAAGTTTATAGATGGATATTTTTCAACTAATGCTCTAGTAAGAAAGCCTAGCCATGACCCAATGTATAACACTTTTTCAGCATTACTACTTATTGAATCAAAGGCTAGGCTTGCTTGTTTTTTGCTTTGAATTTGATTTGTATGGAATGCATCCCGCACTTCTTCGATAGTTAGATGTTTCGCAATCTCACTGTCGTACATCATATCTAAGAATTTTGGAATATATTCTTCCATACAATTAATTACATATTGTTCTTTTTGTCTTGGATTTCTGCTCTACGAACTTTCGTAAGTTTGCCAATATCGCCTAGTGCTTTTCTGGCACGAGCCGCAGATGCTTTCACACCCTTTTCTTCAAACTTGGCATTTTCTGCTAAGTATTCTTCCATTAATCTTTGTATTTCTGCATTAGTACTCATATGTTACTCCTATTTGTTGTACATGGCGCTTTCTTCTTCATGTGAAAAACTTGTAAAGCCATTTTCTTTTATTACATTAAGGACACTTTCTACTCTTCCTTGTAATTCGTCTTTGTGTGAAATCAGATACACACTTCTATTTCCATCTCTTGCCATTTTCTTAAGAATACCAAGTGATGATTCTACTCCGTTTGTATCCATGCCACTATCTATCAATTCGTCTACAAATAAGACGTTTATTGTGCTGTATAATGACTCGAATATGTCACGGAAACTCCAACTTAGACCTAAAATAAGTCTATTTCTTTCACCTCTACTTAAGTTATCAAAGTCTAAGTCACGACCTAATTCAGTAATTTCTACTGTTAAATCACTCTGGAATACAACATCATGTGGTAATCCTAACTTATCTAAGTAGTATGCTAACCTAGAATTTAAGTAACTTAAGTTCTGGTCTATAATCTTTTTACGAATAAAACTATCTTTGTTAGTTAGCAATTTCAACAAGAAGTCTTGGTGTTCTAGCAAAGAAACTAAAGAATTCATATGACCATAGTCTACATCTTCTAATGCACTATCACGCATATCTGCAATCTGGTCAGCATATGGGTCTTCAGTATTTTTATTCAATTCAATTTGTTCTGCCAATTTTTCCACAGAATTTTGATGTTCATATGCATCAGATAATGTAGAGTAAAATGTTTTAGGTTTCTCACCAATACTACCAATACTCTCAACTAAACTGTTATGTTCTTTGAGTGATGCTTCATTTGTTTTAATCTGTTCTACTGCTTCGTTCTTTAGTGAAGTCTTACTTGAAAGAATTTCGCCTTGTTTTTCATCGTGGATATCTTGACCACAAGAATGGCATTTATGCTCTTCAATAAGTTTTATTTCACCATCTAAGCGTTCAATAAGTTTAGACTGCTTAGTGTTATCTGCTTCGATACTAGTAATCCAAGATGTTGCTTGGTTCTTAGCAGTTAAGTTTTCATTGTAAGTTACAAGTAAAGCATGTTGTTCTAATTCGTTCTTAATGTCTACATGAGATAATGAATCAAGTGCGGTCTCTAATGCTTCTAAGTCTGTAGATAGTTTGCTACTCCAAACTTTCTGTCTACGTTCAATATCTTTGATACTCTTTAGAATACGAGCATTGGTGTCTTCTTTACCTTTAAGTGAATATTCTTCTTCTTTAATTTGCTCTTTTGTATTCTTTGAAATCTCTTTAAGTTTATCTGCTTTACGAGAGAGTTCTGTGATACCTAATAGTTCTTCAATCAACTCTCTTTGGTCACCTGCTTTTAGTGACAAGAAAGGTTCAGTGTATGTGTTTAGTGCAACAATGTGTTTGAACATTGAATGAGAAAGACCAATAACATTTTCTACTTCTACTTGAGTCATTCGCATTTCGCCTTGACCAGCGTTTTCAATATCGTTGTCGCCAAGTTCCATGCCATCTCTTAAGAAATGAAATACATTCGGTGAACGACCACGTTCAATACGATAATCATTTCCGTTGTATGCGAAATCAACTGTGACCATCATGCCTTTGCCGTTAGTCTTGTTGATTAGGTTGTTCTGCTTAATGTTTGTAAGTGCTTTACCATATAGTCCATATGATAGTGCATTGATTAAAGTGGTCTTACCAGTTCCGTTACGAGAACCATCACCACCTAAATCGACATTATTGCCCAAGACTAAAGTTAGTTCATCTTGGTTCAGATTAACAGCCTGTGTGACATTACCCACACTCATAAAATTTCTTATTGTTATGTTCTTAATTGTTAACAAACTTATACCTCTCTTGCGTAAGTTCCTAATTGTATTGGGTCAATCGATAATTCGTTGACATTAATATATTCTGGTTGATTGATTGTCCAAACGACTAACTCTGCGATGTACTCAACATCAATCAATTTTCTGTCAGGATGTTTTTTCATTACACTTGTTGTTGTTAAACTTCCTGGTGAAATTAGTGTTGTTTTAATATTACTGCCACCCATTGCTTTATAAGTTAAGTCTCTATTGTAAGCCTTGAGTGCTTTCTTTTCTGTTGGATATCTCCAAGTTCTTCCTTTTACTCCCGTATCAGCAGTAGAACCTATGTTTATAATATGTCCTTTTCTATCTGCTTCTTCCATAGCATTGAATACACATTCAACAATCATAACTTGTTGAAACTTCCAAATGGCAGAGTTGTTAATAAAGATATCAAAGTTGCCTTCAATATAATATTCTGCAAGTTTTCTCTGGCCTTCAGAAGTATCTAAGTGATAACCATTACTTCTACTGGCTGTTTCATATTCGATATCGGGCATTGTGTCAAATAGATTGCACATAGCCTCGCATAAGCCGTACTTACGACTTCCTGTGATTAGTATCTTTCTCATAAGTTGTTGTATATTTCTATAAGTATGTTCTTGTCAAAACTGCCGCTACTATCTAATGATGCTAATTGTGATACTACAATTTCATCTATTGTCTCAAAGTGAATTTCAGCACCAGTGTCATTTTCATGTTCATTGCTTTTAACTGGCACTAATGTTACGTCTCGTAACTTGTATGTTTCTACAAATGTATCCTTAATAAAGTTTGCTTCTTCATAAGAAATATCGATATCTAGTGTTATCTTTACTGATGTTTTAGGTAATAGATATTTGTCTGGACCATCTAATAGTTTTGATAACGCAATTGTTCTGTATTTTGGTGCGTCTTTCCAAGTGAAGAACTCTGGTTCTTTATCCCACTCTAAGTACATCCAACCTCTATCATCATCCCAATTATCTGAGAAGTTATGAGGGAATGCATTACCAATATAAATTACATTGTCTTTTACTTGACGTTGATGAAAGTGTCCAGTGAACACATAATCTTGGTTCTTAAACATACTGCCTTTAAGACCACCGTGGTCAGGCATTTCAATCATTGCATTGAGTTTGAATGTAGGTAACTCTAAATGACTAAAGATGTACTTTGTCTTTATCTTAGGAATTTTCTTCCATTCATCACCGACTAACCATGGCACAATAGCGACATCACCTTCAATAAGTGTGTCACGTACTAATACAATGTTAGGCAAATCATCAATGAATTCCATTGAGTTTACATCACGTGTTTCACGGTAGAATAAATCGTGGTTGCCTAGAATAACATAAACTTTTTCAAATGCCGCACTAAGTCTACGAAGACCAGCAAGACTGTATTTCATTGTTGATATGTTTAGACTTGACCGATTATGATGCCAGTCGCCTAAGAATATACAAGTTTCGCAATCTCTTTTCTTTGCGTCCTCGATAAACCAATCAACGAAATCTAAACAATCTTCGTTGTGTTGTTTCGCATTGTTCTTCATACCCCAATGGATATCTGTAAAACATGCGGCTTTTTTGAATAGATTATTAGTCATTGTCGGCATAAATCTCTTTAATGGTTTCTGTTGGAATAGCATCGTCTGTAATTTTTGTTTTTACGACTTTCTGCCAACGCTCCTGAGATTTCATTTCGTGTGCCAATTGTCTTGTCCAACTTGGCGCCTGTCCTGCTTTTTCGAGCAAGTCATCACGTATGCCTTGATTTTTCTTTTCTATGTTAAGAACACGAGTGAATGAATTGTTCACTACTGTTGTGTAGTAAGCAAATGGATTATCACTCTTGTCTTCGTTAAATTGTAATCCAATTTGTGCTAATTGTAGCAACGCTTGACCACGCATCTCATCGATGTATGTGTATCCACGCCAATTAGAACGCTGAGAGTATCTTTCTACTAGTTTGATATACATTGTCGCCAAAATAGCAGTAATCTTACCAGCACCTAAATCAAATTCTTTATCTTTGTTATAGTGTGAGATACCCACTTCGTTGATTTTTCCATCTACAAATGTATAGTGCTTGAACGCTGGAAATGGCAATTTTACTTTACGGTCAGCAACAGTTTTAGGATTGGCTTTGCGTCCAGGTTCATCTGGTATATGCTCAAATGTCATTACACGAAATACAATTTCATCTTCGGTAAAAGAAGTAGGGTCAACTTCAAAGTCAACTTGTTTCTTTTTCTTGTCTTCGTTTGCATCCCAAGCCAATTTTTGTAATCGTTTTGCTTTGTTTTGTCTTGCCTGTTCTACAGAATCAGCGATTTCTTTAGTTGAATACAGAATAATATCATGCTGATGGTGTTTGTCCCTATCTTCAAACCAAGAATAGTTTGACTTAGAAATATGTATTTGTTTCAACATATCCTTGTTATTTAAATAGTTTTGTCTTCTTGCCATAGTGTATTTCTCCTAATTTAATACCAATTATAACACATATAGTTGACCTATGTCAAGTGTTAATACATTATATATAGAAAAAATGCACAAATACCAAAAGTTCGTAGATAATACAACGATAAATACTGTTATAATGATTTAGGAGTAAAGTTATGGCAACCCCATATTATACAAAACAACCAGTATATCTGAAAGACCCGAGTGGTAGATTCTCTAATATTTTGAGAAGCAGTGAACCATTAGTGGGTGATGCCGCTAAAAGGGCAATGAGGACTAACAAAAATCAAACAATATTGAATTTTCCTTTTACTCCTACAATATCAGTAATTCAAAGTGCAAACTATAATCAATATGATTTTGACCATTCAAACTTTCAACAACGAACATTTGTTAGTCATTCGAACATGGATTTAAACGTCACTGCACCAATGCTTGTCAGAAGTGAAGAAGAGGCAGAATATGTTTATAATGCCGCAGTGTGGCTTAGAAGTACAATGAAAATGTCATGGAAAAATGATGACAATCCTGGTTTGCCACCGCCTATTTTGCGTTTCTATTCTCATGGAATATATGAGAATGTTCCGTGTGTCGTTAGAGACTTTACTTGGAACTTAGATGCTGACATAGATTATGTTGAAACCGCAGGTGGTATGAGAGTACCAGTTATGAACACATTTGTTCTATCATTATCTGTTACACATTCTCCTAAAAGTATAAGAGAATTTAGTGTTAAAGACTATCTTGCAGGAAATTTAAAGGACCAAGGTTATGTATAAAGAAAACTCGCCATGGAATAAAACTTCAATAATCGATAATACTGTATTAGACATTATGAACAAGAGAATTTTATTTCCTGACCCAAACGATGAGGTATATGTCATACCACAAGAGTTTGATGAAAGACCTGATTTGTGTAGTTATGAAATGTATGGAACTGCAAAGTACTGGTGGATTTTTGCCGTAAGAAACTCTAATGATATCGAAGACCCGATTAGAGACTTCTCAGCAGGAAAAACTATTAGACTACCAACAATAGAAAATATTGAGAATATGGTGTAATTAACATGAGTGGTTTAAAAAAGTTAGCAGAACAATACAACTATCTTTATAATGAATTAGATGAATTTGATTCTTACACTTATTCATTAGAATGGTTTGTTGCTGACAAGAAAAGTACTAGAGAGTTTCAATTACAAGAGGCAGCATTAGCAAAGACTATTGCTAATAATGGTTGGCCGACGACCACAGATAACGTAATCACAATAGCAAAAACTGGATATACAACAGAATTCAATGTAACTGATTTAACAGTTGAGGCTGTTGGTGTTGGAAATTCTAATTATAGTAAAATAGCAGGTACAGCCACTAAACTAGAATTCACTTGTACACAAGTTGGAAATACTAGTCTAGCAGAAACCCTACAGACTGCGGTAGCATTATGTGGATATGTTTCTATATCAGATGCTTCTTACTTTATGAAGATTAATTTTATAGGTTACGCAAACGGTGTACCAAAAACTTTAAATCAGACAAAAGTTATTCCATTCAAAATCAGAGACTACCAAAATATAAACACATCCACAGATGTTAGAGGAACTACTACTGTTCTAAATGGTACAGTTCTTGCTGATACTGTTGTAATGAATTCAGATGTTTCATTGTCCGAATTTAAGTTTACCTACAATAGAGATAAAACACTAGAGAAATGTTTGAACAACTTTTTTAAGATGCTAAACACCGAAATACATGAAAATAATAACACACAATTAGGTTCTAATCTTAAACATTCTTACAAGTACACATTTTCAGAAAAGTTCAAACGTGAATTTGGCTCAGGAAGTATGGAAGGTATTGACGATAACGTACAAAAAGACATGACACCAAAGGGCACAAATGATGCAGTTGAAATAGGTACAGTTAAGTCAGGTCAGGCTATTTACTCTACGATAGAAGAAATATGTCACGTTTCTGAAAAACTTAGAAATGAAATGATAACAGATAACGCAGGATATACTAAAGTTCTGAATATTACTCCTTATATTGTATTAAAAGAAAATGGATTTAATCCAATAAAAGGTACACAATCATATGAGGTAGAATATTTTATTGACTATACCCTTAGACTAGTTGAACAAAATATGCCAGATTATTTTACAAAGACAAAAAATAATGAGAAAAATACTAGAAAGATATTTGATGACGGACATGTTAACAAATATTATAATTTCTTATTCACTGGTAAAAATGACCAAATCATAGATTTTAATATCTCATTAGATGCAGAATTGATAAAAGTCTTTACATCTCCAAATGATGTATGGTCATATGAAGATTATAAGAAAAATAATGACACTAGTGTTTTTATAACAAAAGAACAAGAGGCTTTAATAGAGAAAGCACAAGCAGACTTTGAAGAATCAAGTAGAGTGTTCAGTGAAAAAGAAGTTAGTTTTAATGCAATCAATACTCGAAATAAGGATTTTGTAGATGACTCTAAAACAAAAATCTTATCAGAGATAGCGAATTCGACAGACGAAATGTCAGCACAAGATGTTGAAGATAAATTCGGTGAGTATACATTAGAAGAAATTTTTAGAGAGTTTGGAATTAAAGAACCGCCTGCAGTAGAGGTTCAGCAATCTGGTAGAAAAGGTCCAAATCCTAAGAGACTTAGAATGATTGGAGATTTAGACGTACAAAAAATATGGGCTAACAAAAAATCACTTGACTTTGCAATTAAAAAAGCACGTGAGGCATATGAAGCGGCTAAGACAAATAAAACTACATTAAACAATGCATTTATTGGACTTCAGGAAGATGTCTATGCTAATCAACTTACTCAATTTTCACCAGATACTCAAATAAATGAGAGTGACAATGTTTTCAGAGATATTAGAAGATTTCGCGGCCCACAAATCATATTAGCAGAAGAATTGGGCGATAATTATATCACCACTACGACTGGCGAAGAATTTAAAAATATTCTTAAAGCACAGATGCAGAACCCTATAACATTTCAAAGGCTGATACAAAAGAAATCAAAAGGCGGAATAACAACTCATAGTGAGGCAGAACCAACTGACTTGGCCCTTGCTAAAGAAAAGTACTATGAAACAAAAGCAGGCAGACTAAGTATGATTTACGCCCAGATGACTATTAAGGGTGACCCTTATTGGTTAGAAGGACATATGCCACCAAAAACAAAAGATAAGATATACAACAGCACCGGAAAAGATGAAGGCGCAATCGGATGGGCAGCCACAACATTTAATGGTTATCCTCATCTAGTTTTAGAATCTAATAAATCAAGTGGAGTAGACGAAAACGAAAATGTTAAAATAACTGGATTGGTAATGAGCCTTTATGCAGTTAGGTCTATAACAAGTTCTTTCAGCCAAGGAGTCTTTACTCAAGTATTAGATATGGTTAAAAACTCATCAGCAGAGTTTTTTCCAAAAACTGACGTTGAAGTTGTTGAAGAATTAGGTGATGGAGATGGAGCAATACGAGTAGTAGCAGGCACAGGCGCTGAAGGCCCAGCCGGTGGTGCTGGTAACGGTAATGGTAATCTATCTGAAACTGGTACAACAAAAGTGCCTCTTACCGCTGACCAACAACTTGCAGTAGATATGGCTTTATCAAATCATATGGAGAGAAATGATGGGTTCCCATTAGGTGGTGCTTATGGACTAGGAGTCAATAAAACTCCAAGTGATAATACATTTAAAAAGTTCGTGGGTGACGCATTCACTACTATTGGCGAAACTGTTAGTGGTATATTCACTGAAGACCCAGAAGAAGTTGCGGAAGATATGATTGAAAATTCCGATGAACAGATGGAAATACTTGATGAAGTTAATAATCCAACAGTAGAAGTGAATCCAACACAAAAACTAGGACAAATAAATCCAGACCTGCAACTCTTAGATAATACGAATCGTCAAAATCAAGCATTATTTTATTTAGAAAATGTTAAAGATATGAGAGCCGAATGTGCAGGTGGCAACCAGGCTGTATGTACACAACTACATAAAACTAAAGCAGATTTACTAGCAACGCTTCCTCTAAATTTAACAGAAGCCGATGTTGGAAATCCAGCAACTATTACAGCAGTAGAAGATTATTTTAATGGAGTTATCGCTGATGGTGATACAAACGCAGACTTTAATCTTGGTTTACATGAGATAGCGGCATACGAGTATGCTCTTGGTGGAAAAATGTCCATAACTGGAAAAGATGACCAAGAGTTTCAGATTGACAGAATCGCAAAGAGTTTCTATGGAGAAAGAAACGCAGAAATAATAGTAGAAGAATTACAAAATGAAGAAATTGGCGAGTTGTGGTCATCAGTAGGACACAATGCTTTAATAAATGGCAAATCATCATTTGTTAACAGTGAGATGCCAGCAGTTGATATTGGTAATGTATCTGATAATAGTGATATAATAAACGAATCTGTAAATGAAGCAAGGGTTTTTAATCCAGAGACAAGAAGACTTGAAATAGAAAAGATACAAACTGGAACTCTAACAGCGACAGAAACACAAGATGTTAAGACGTTGAATGAAGAGATTAATAGTGTAATCAATGAGGCTATTGAAACATATCCAACAACGTGGCCGAGAGACTTCACGGGACAAGTTTTAGAAAAGAAACAAGAAGAGTGGTTTGAAAACAGTGCGACAGTCTTAGATGAAAAGATAAAAGAAGCAGGAATAACAGTATCTGAGGCCGAAAGAACAGAGATGCTTCAAAAGATTGCTGAAAAGATTAGCAATGAAGGCAGAATAAGTGTACTGTCAGACACAGAATTTAAAAAAGTTGAGGGGTATGCAACAGCAATTAATACTATTAATAATAACTCTAAATTGGGTAACAGAGGAGTAGTAGCCGAAACAGTTATAGCAAACGAAACAGTCACTGAAATAGCAACATTAAAAAGTGAGCATGAAAATCTTGTGGCAAACATGTATCCCAATTTGGATCCTGTCACACTTAAAGCAGACATGGACAGAAAAAGAGAAATAGAATTACAAATTGCTGAAAAAGAATTAGCATTATCGGTTGAAAGTGCATCATATATAAGAACTATACCAGGAGAAGCAGGCACATATACGCATGTTCCAATAATGGAACCTGTTAATAGTGGAGTTACTTCGGCAGAACGTTCATTTTTGAAACAAGAATCTACTGGTGAATTTGTTCTTATTCCACCATCCGATGCCACAAGTGACCAGTTAGCAATGTATAATGCAACTACAAATCAAGCAGAGCAAATAAATCAAGCAAATGCGATATACGATGCTATGACTCAAAATGTACCACGATTTACGGGTACAGATGACTTTGGTCCATATGAAGTAAATGATTACAATAATTTAGCAGATATATCATATGTAGATGCAAATGGTGATACTCAGACAATTAAAAATCCTAGTAACGAATTTGGACTATATACAAATAGTTATGATGAAATGTATCCTGGTGTTATTGCAGACCACGAGACATTGATGCAAGATATTGCAAAATTGTTTCCTGATGTTTATGCCGAAACGCCATCACCACCATCAACTTCAGATGGCGGACCGCTAAAGGTTATAATGACTGTACCAAAGTTTTATATAAAAGATAAAGAGAATAATTGACATGGCAGATAATACATTAAAACAATCACAAGATGAACAACATGCTAAAATGGCAAACCCAATGGTTCCTAAGTTGGGCAATATATACAAAGCAATTACAGTCACAGAAACCACCTTCTGGCGAATCACTAATTGACCCTATGGGACAAGGAAGAATTGCGGCATATATTCCAGCATTAGGAGAAAGTCCTGATAATCCAACGATATTCAAACTTGCAAGAAGTTCATCTATATTTAATGTTCCAGATAAAACGGGAATAACTGTGCTTGTCTTTTTTGCAGATATTGATTCTACTAAAGACGCATATTGGTTTGCTATCGATAACCCAGTAGTAGATATAGTTGCTGGTGGTCCTTTAGGAAATCCACAAGTTGATGGCAGTGGTATAGGCGAAGGTGCTTATGCGGATGTTTCTGTTATGAAAGATTTTACAAAAGTAACAGATACAGAAGTAGACGGTGCTGAACTCCCCAACTCAGCGTTCAATAAAATACTTGCTGACCAAGGCACGTTGTCCGATGAACATAGAGGACCAACAACGACAAGTTCTTACAGAGATGCGGCATATGAGACAGTGCAACATGCAAAAGTTATGGGTTTCAAAACATCTGGTGGTTCATCTGTTTCTATAGATGACGGAAGTATTGCAGATGACGGTACAATTCATGCAGAACAAATAAAGATAACAACATCTTCTGGTGCGGCAATCACATGTGATGGCGGCAACGACTTTATTTACATAGTGAATAGTACTGGTTCTGGATGGGTAGAAATCGGTGCTGGTGGTGAAGTCATGGTGTATGCTGAAGGCTCTTTAAACATGAGAACTCAAAAAGATTTTAACTTACGAGCGGACAAAAATATAAACATGGAAGCCGGAGAAGATATAAACATTCGTAGTTTCCGTAATACTAAAATTAACACAGATAAAGAACTACATTTAAGAAGTACAGGAACACAGTTCTTACAAAGTGAAGCAGGAATGAATATTAATGTTGGTGTTAATTGTGTTGTATCAACTTATGGAGTATTGCATCTAAACGGACCATTAGCACCAGAATCAGAACTTATCTTAACTAGTGATATGCCAGATATAGAAGACTTAGAAGCAACAGAACTTAAAAAAACAATTGTATCTGAACTGCCAACACATGAACCTTTTATTAGACCACATGCTAAAGACCCAGACACAAGTAATTTTGCAAAATTAATGGCTAGTGATGATGGCTTAGATAAATCAGGATTAACAAAATGATATACGATAAACGTCCCGGCTCATTACTAAATTACATACAAATGCCATTAAATGTCATAACGGACAATGGTACTTTCTTAGGAACGGGATACCACGAGAATGGTAATCCAACTTATATACTATCGCATATAAGAGTACAAGTTAGTAATATTAATGATTTGACTTTTTCGCCTGTGAGTAAAAATGCTATTATACTTGATAACAAACCATCACTCACTGTTAAAGATAATATAGTTGGATATAATTATAAAATTTCAGATACTGAAGTTGATTATGGATATATCACTGTTGCTTCTACTCGTGTAGATATTTCTGTTGGTAAAATAACAAAAGGCATGGCAGAGTTTATCTTAGAAAAACAATTAAGAAACATAGGTAATGTATTAGAGAAATTCATTACTGTAAAGATTTCACAGCCACAATATGATGCGTTATTGTATCACTTTTACTATGAAGGTGTTAGCACTATAGAAACTAGTCCAATTATAAAACTTATAAATGAAAAAGATTGGTACTCAATCACAGATGAAATTCAAAGCAATATAAAGAAGAATGGCAAAGTAGATACTAAACTAGCACAAAGAAAAATGAAAACTTCAAAAATGTTTAGTAACGTTCCTGGATTCTAACGCTTATCTATAACTTTATCTGCTAGTCCAAAAGCAACAGTTTCTTCAGCAGACATAAAGTTGTCTCGCTCCATCGCTTCAGTCAACTCTTCGAATGTTTTTCCAGCAGTATTATGTGAAACATATATTCCAGTTAGTCTTTCTTTCATCTTAAGAATTTCTTTTACTTGAATTTCCATATCAGTTGCTTGTCCACCAGCACCACCGCTTGGTTGATGAATCATTGTGCGACTATTCGGTAATACATATCTTTTGTCTTTAGCACCTGCTTGAGCAAGTAGTGAACCCATAGAACACGCTTGACCCATCACAGTAGTTGATACTGGAGATGAAATAAACTGCATAGTATCATATATTGCCATGCCAGAAGTCACTGCACCACCGGGTGAATTGATATAGAAATGAATATCTTTTTCTGAATTTTCTGCTTCTAAGAACAACAACTGGGCACAAATCAAGTCTGCCTGATAGTCATTTACTTCACTTGTCAGAAATATAACTCTTTCTTTCAGCAAACGAGAGAAAATATCATAACTACGCTCTCCACTTGTTGACTGGTCAACGACCATTGGTACTAAATTTGGCATTATTTTATCCTTAGTTGTGTTTAATAATATTATTTAGTACTATAATAACAGAATTGAGTCTATTTGTCAATCTAAAACTACGAATATTATGTGGAGATAAATACATGTAACATAAACTACAGAGAAAAAAAGAGTTATGGCGTTATACAGCGGTTTCAGTACCAAAAACAAAAAGGCGATAAACCACGAGTTACAAGATAAAGACTTAGTGATTGAAGACCTGATGAACCAAATAATGACCCGAAAGGGAGAACGTGTCATGTTGCCTAATTATGGGTCGATTATACATGAGATGACGTTTGAGCCATTGACTGAATTGACAACTGAATTAATTAAAGAAGACCTAACCAATATTATAAATGATGACCCGAGATGCAAATTTGTTAGTATACAAGTAGCAGACTCTGACCACACAATAAATGCTATTTTGAAAATTGAAATTCTACCGTTCAACGAGCCAGTAGAATTAAATATAGATTTAGACAGAGAATAACAGAGAGAACGATATGAGCCAAGAACGTACAGACAATCTATTCGCAAGTGAAAGTTGGACAGCGGTATATACTGCCTATTCAAACATCAGTCTTAAAGCATATGACTTCGATACCATTAGAACTGCATTACTAGATTACACAGCACAAACTTATCCTGAGAAATTTAATGACTTCGTAGCGAGTTCTGAGTTTATCGCAATCTTAGACTTGGTTGCATATTTAGGACACAGTCTATCATTCAGATTAGACATGAACACTAGAGAAAACTTCATGGACACAGCAGAACGTAGAGCAAGTGTTCTTCAGATGGCTAAATCTCTAGGTTATAATAAAACTAGACCAATCAACGCAAAAGGTTTTATGAAAATCTCCAGCGTTTCAACTACTGAAGCAGTTAAAGATAATGAAGGTGTCTCTCTCGCCGGCAAAACTATTAACTGGAATGACAGTAACAATGCAGATTGGTATGAAAACTTTATTAGTATTCTAAATTCTTCATTCGCTGGTAATACAAAAATTCAAAACCCATCTTCAGAATTAACAATCGCAGATGTAGAACATGCATTGTATGAAATAAATGAAGACACATTATCAAAGAATATAAATTATTCTTTCGGAGCAAACATCTCAGGTGCAAATAGAAACTTTGAGGCAGTTCGTGTTGTTGCAGACAAACTTACATCAACAATTTATGAAGATGAGCCAAATGCTAATAAAAACTTTACAATCATAAACAGAAATGACAACCTAGGTTCTTCAAGTGACAGAACTGGTTTCTTTGTTTACGCTAGTGCAGGAACATTACAGTTACAAGATAACAATTATAGTACTGTAATTTCTAACAGAATAGCGAAAGTTGAAGACATTGATATATCACACACAGACGTTTGGGTACAAAAAATAAATTCTCAAAAACAGTATGTCTCTAGTGTTACTAAAGTAGACAATAACACACGTGAAACTGCAATTTACAATGCATTAAGAAGTGGCTCAGGCGATATAGTAAGTGTCACTACATTAGACAATAACTCAATTCAACTTACTTATCCTGATGGTATATTTGGAAACGCCGCA